GCTGCCACTTCATCCACCCGAGACCTTTTGAGTTTGACCTCATAAGGGCGCACAAGCTTGCCCCGGGCAAGCTTCACTCCTATGCGAAGGAGTGCGCGCTGCGATCGTTCGTAGAGAGCAAAGTGACTTTCCGCTGGACGGAAATCCTTTGACACAACAGGCCAGTGCCGTGCTGTGCCACTCTCTACAAGAACAGGTTCCCTCAAGAGCGCCGCCCTGAACCAGCGCTCTTTAAGAAGGACTCGTCTGAGTCGGGGCGGAAGGGCCGAGGTGACAATCTCACGGCGAGCGATCTCGTGGCGCATCTGAACGATGGCCACTCGAAGACAAGCCGGCGAAAAAGTCCTCAACCCTTCCCACAGACGAGTGAGGAGACAGGAAACGTCGTTGCCGGGTAGGAGGCAAGAAAGAACAGGTTTCGAAAGAAACCTGCCCTTGCTTACGTCAAAAGACCGAGAGTTTAGATCGATAAATCGGTCGGAAAACCCAGTCTTTTCCCGGTTAACTTCGAGCCCGAAGTGCGAGGTCACCATCTCCCAGTCAGAATAGGTCTGAGCATCACCTGCAAAGGCGATGTCATCCCCATTGATGATTGGTCGACGGTAACCCTTCACCTTGGTCCGTTTCCTCCGGAGAGAACTGACGATGTCGAAACAGCACTTGTTCAACAAACAGAGTACTGGAAACGACACCAGGTTTCCCATCATCGAGCCTCGAAGGATCGGTCGAGACCGACCCCCCTTAGAGACCCAATGAAGGTTCTCCGGAGAGAAGCTACCCAGGAGTACTTCCCTCTCCTCAAGAGAGAGGGACGGAGACTCTGCGAGTACGTCCACGATCGTCTTAACGGCAGGGAGATAGATATTGTTAGTTGCGGCGCGGTAGTCGCCACTAATAAAATCTTCTCCCGTCTGACGGTCGTCAAGGACATACTGAATGTGTTCCTTAAGGAGGTCCCCCCGCACCAGCCACTTGCGACGGCTCAGGTAGCCGTACAAATGGTCATGTACAGGGCGGAGAACTTCCTTAACGGTCGCACTCTGCATTGTCACGACTCTAAACTTGCCCTTCGTCTTAGCGACTCCTACGCGGAGACCATAGACGTCGGAAGAGCGCGGAATACAGCACGGTTTTAAGGCCGTCCTGCATTCCTCGGAACAGTAGTCGTAGGCGCAAGCCAACGTCCCCCCTTTCTTCCTTTCCACCTCGAAACAGCCGTTCTGGTCTGGCACCAGAGCAGCTGCTCTCGAGGCTTCTATTCCACCCGCCCAATCGGGGCCTAAGATTCTTCGGACTCTTAGGGCCAACTCCCCGAGTGGATCTTTTGACCAGCTGGCTGGTGAGGAAGGGTCAAAGTGTACCGGGGTGGCAACCATGCGTTGCCACTCGGCCCGGGCTTTGTTTGCTGCTGCTCTGTCGCAGACCTGACACTCAACATCGAAGAATCGATCAAGAGACTTCAACGCCGAGCTGAGAGTTCGAAACTCTCTATCGGATCTACCAACAAGCAGAGCGGCCTTCCTGTCGCTCAACTCCGCCCTTAGGCTGGAGCAATTAACACCTCTGAAAGAGGTTTGGCGATGGCCCTTCCCCGAAGGAAACTCCATCTCGACCAGGTTAATTGCCCGTTTAAGGGCTTGTCGGATTGGCCCTGCTGCAGGACAGCGGGCGCCGACTTCCAAGGACTTAGTCATGAACTAAGGCTCCGGACCTCTTTGCTGGCAAAGAGAACGTGGTTTAAGACCC